CATACACAACTTCAAGAGCCTACATGATTCATATGAGGACTTGAAGTCAGACACTGTTACCTTCTTATATCAGCAGCTACCGAAGTACGATGAAACCAAAGGACATTTGGCTTTCTCTTACTTCAATATCATTGCGAAGAACTTTCTTACGATAAAAAGTAAGAAAAGAACCACTTCCATTAAGCGATCCGTCTCTTTGGACGACCCAGATAGCATGGGTTATTCAGAGTCGGAATCTTTGCGTGAGCATACGACTGTTGCGTCTCCTGACGATCAAATGATTAATAAGGAATTTATCGGTGAGCTTTTGAAGCTTTTCGAAGAAATCCATAGCCGTCTTAAAAATGAAAATGAGATAAAAGTTATGGATTGCATTATTTATATATTTAATCATATCGATATGATTGATTTGTTAAATAAGAGGGCTGTGTTCTTTTACATTCGTGAAATGACAGGGCTCTCTGCAAAGCAATTGACAACATGCATGGCTTCGATCAAGAAGCACTTTAAGGAGCTTAGAATTAGCGATGACTTCGGAATCTTCTAAAAAATGGGTTGAAAAGAGGAAGAAGCTTGTTCAAGAATTTGATGAGCTTTTGGATAGCATTGATTCTTCTTCCATGAAAGAAAAGATCTTGTGGAAGCAGATCTATATGAACTCAATTGACGATAGAAATAACGCTCTTTTGATGTTTGGTAACTTGTTTCCAAATGTGTCTGACAATTGGGAGCGCCACACTACAACTGGCGACAAATTGGCAAAATACCTTGAACGTGCCGAAAAATCGAATGAGCAGTTACTTAAGTTGGCAACGCTAATTCGAAAAGCGCTGGAGACCCAGGTAGACGACGATCAAGTTGATGTCAATGATCTTTTTGATCAGATTGAAAGCGAACAGAGAAAAGAACTAGAAGCTAAGAAGTAATGTATCTTAATGAGTTAAATGGATTTAATGGCCCACGTGAGGCGAATAACCCTGTATCCGATATCGAAAAGGAAATTCAGGGTCAAAGAGGTGCCTTACCATTGCCTCCTTTTTTGGAGGCAGTTGTGGTGGACTATTTTTTTAATCCAAGAAAACTCTCCGAAGAACAGCTTGCAGAACTTGAAGCAAATACGAATACACCAGAATTGATTCGTAGAGCGCCAAGAAACAGCATTCTTGCAAGAATTATCTCAAGGCGTCAGGACTTTTATGACAGCACTCCTCGCATCTTCTTTCCGCATGACACGTTTACACAAGAACCACTAAAGCCAGGTGAGCATGTTGTTGTTTATTTCTTAGATCAGATTCAAAATGAACAAATTGGATATTGGTTCAAAAGAAAGACAGAAACGAACGATACGGATGATGTGAATTTTACTCATGCTGATCGAAAGTATGAATATAATGAAAATCTAAGCACTAGAGACAAATTCGCTGGGACGGCCCCGCCGCCTCCATCTTTCAATAATGGTGGGGTAGATCTAGATGAAGAAAGCCGAACGCTTGCTGATGCAAATGCGTATAAGGATATTTCTGAAAATGCAACTGCAAATGCTTTGATTGTCAATGAGCCTGTGGCTCGATTCGACAAGCGTCCTGGTGATTATGCCATTCAAGGAAGCAATGCTTCTCGTGCTGTTTTTGGAATGCATCGTACAGGTCCGGCTACAGACGAACCGCGCCCTAGAAGCGCTGCTTTTGATTTAGTTGCCGGATATGGTCGTGAGGGTACTCCGACTGCTCCAAAGACTATTGAAAATGCACGAGGACAGCAGGAGACGAACAAGGCTCCTGAAAAGAGCAAAGAACAAGACAATCCGAGAGAGGGAGATCCTGATTTTGAAAATGATCCAGTAAGAATTTATGGATGTGAATCATTTGATGTTGATCAAGATTTTGGGATCAATGTTGCAGGCGTAACCTTGCCTGAAGGTGAGGCGGCTTGCATTGTCAGCAAATCAGACAGACAGAGAGTCGAGGCTCGTGAAAATATAGTTCTTAGAGCCGGTGAAACGGCATTTGTCATGGATGCTGAAGGAAATGTTCGATTTGTTGCTGGGGCAAGAGTTGATCTTGGTTCTGCCAATTCTCCTTTGGGTGTTGCAAGGTTGAATGATTCTGTTCTTTTGGATTCAACAACAGATCCTCAGTTATTCCAATTCTTGTCAGCAGTTGGCGTTTATGTCGCTGCATTGGCAAATGCATTGTCAGCAGTTGGCGCTCCACCGCCGCCACCGGCTCTAAATCAAATTCCTGTTACCGCTCAAGGAAAAATTGCGGCAGCATCCACAAAGGTATTTGCAGATTAAGGACTATAAATTATGCCAAACGTAGCAGATTTCAATTTCAAAAGCTCTGGCCGACGTAGGACAGATTCACCTTCTCAATTGAATACAGCCGGTCGTCCTATTGGCATAAGAACGCCATTAAGACTTGGCTCTTCAAATGATGGCATTTTTGCCATGAACTATGATTTATCGACTCAGATTCGAGATAATTTGGGCAATCTTTTGCTTACAAATTATGGGGAGCGATTGGGTCTTTATGACTATGGGGCAAATCTTAATGAGCTAACCATGGAATTGGGATCTGAAGAGTTTGACAGGCAAGTGGAAGCAAGGGTTGAGAGGGCGGTTTCGCGCTGGCTCCCTCTCATTCAGTTAAATGATTTCATAACCCAGGTAGATAGGTCAGATAATGAAAATTTGGCACAAGTTCGTTTGCGCATTACTTATAACATACCGAGCTTGCAAATTAGCAATCAGGCAGTTGAAGTTAGATTCTTTATAGCGGGTTAAGATTATGGTGAATACAAAAAAGGATGTTCGTCCAGTACGAACAAGAAATTATCTAAATAAGGATTTCAACAGCTTCCGTGCAGACTTGCTTACATATGCACGTGCCTTTTACGCTGATAGAATCCAAGATTTCTCCGAAAACAGCTTGGGTGGATTGCTGCTCGACTTCGCGGCCTATGTCGGCGATGTAAACTCTTTCTATTTGGATCACCAGTTTCAGGAGCTTTTTTCTGATACAGCGGTTGAGCCAAATAACTTGCAAAACTTGATTCGAGCAGCAGGTGTCGAGATTACAGGCAACAGCCCAGCAGTTGTTGATGTGGATATCTTTATTGAATTACCTGCCGTTTTGGTTGGAAATACATATGAACCAAGGCCAGATGTTATTCCAGTGATTAGACAGAATTCAATTGCTGCTGCAAACAATGGTGTTCGATTCAACCTGACTGAAGATGTTGATTTTAGAGATTTGGATGAAGATGGGAATTTTGTAGCAGAACTTCGCATTGGCAGCACAAATGCTGATGGATCTCCGTTGACATTGATCATGAAGAGAACTGCAACATTTATCTCTGGTTTTGTTAGAACCGAGACGTTTTCGATCGAAAATAACTTTGTTCCATTTAGAACAATTCGACTTACATCGGAAGATGTTACAGAGATTCTTTCCATCCTTGATACGGAAGGGAATGAATACTATCGAGTTGAGGCATTAACTCAAGATACCGTATTTAGAGCAATCCCTAACTTGAGAGGGGATTCGAATATTGTTGAAGATTTGATTGAGGTCATTCCTGCTCCTTATAGGTTTACTGCTCAAACTGACGTAAATACACGACAGACGACTTGCACATTCGGTGGAGGTACCGCAGATAGCTTAGATAATGACATCATTCCTGATCCAAGTGAATTTGCCGTTCCTTTGTTTGGAAAGAGAACATTCTCACGATTTTCTATTGATCCAAATAATCTTCTGAACACAAGAACTTTGGGTGTAGCCCCTCAAAATACTACATTAACCGTTCAGTACAGGCATGGTGGCGGACTCACTCACAATGTGGCAGCAGAGTCCATTCGTACAATGACAACACTTTTGATGCAGTTTCCTGGATTCCCTCCTGCCGCATTGGCAGCAAGCGTTCGTGCAAGTGTTGATATCAATAATCCCGATCCAGCAGCAGGTGGTGAAAATGCACCATCTTTGGATGAGCTTAGGTTCAGAATCCCTTCTGCAAGAAACAGTCAATCTAGAATTGTTTCCAAAGAAGATTTGTTGGCACGAGTCTACACGATGCCAAGCAATTTCGGTCGAGTGTTTCGAGCAGGGGTTCGTGCAAATCCAACGAACCCATTGGCTACACAGTTGTTTATTGTTTCTCGTGATTCCAGCCGTCAATTGACGACAAGTCCTGATGCGCTAAAGGATAATCTTGTTACTTACCTTAATAGATTCAGAATGACATCTGATGCGATTGATATTTTGGATTCTCCAATTGTCAATATTGGAATCCAATTTGAGATTGCAACGGAGGCTGATTCAAACAAATCGGTTATTGTTCAGAATGTGATTGCAAGATTGCAGAGGTTCTTTAGAACCGAGAATTTCCAAATTGATACGCCGATAAGATTGGCCGACGTACAAAACCTCATTTACAACAACCCAGGAGTTCTTTCTATTACTGAACTTAAAGTAAGGAGCTTGACAGGAAACGTAAATGGCAGAATTTACAGTGATTCTACTTTCAATGTGAATACAAATACAATAAAAGGTTTAGTATTCCCGCCTCAAGGTGGTATATTCGAAATAAGATTCCCTGAATTTGATATTGTAGGAAGTGGTATCTAATGTTTAGAAGGCTAAAGGCAGATAAGGACACTTATATAACGGATCGAGTAATTCGCAATAGTCGAGTTACTGATGCTAATGTCGGCCGAGCAGGTACGTTAGATCTTTTCAAGCTATATAATGAATCGACACTATCTGGCACTGACAATGTCAATGAAATTTCAAGGATTTTAGTTCATTTTGATCTTGATCCATTGAGATCGTTGACAGGCTCTGTTTTTGATATTGATCAAGATTTCAAAGCAACATTGAGTTTAAAGAATGTTTTCGGTGGAGATACCGTACCTTCAAATTTCACGGTTGCAGTATTTCCTCTTTCTAAGTCTTTTGATGAAGGAATCGGCAGAGACATCGGTCTTTTTAGAGACTTGGATTCTGCCAATTTTATCACAGCATCTGTGAGTGGGCTGCCTGTAACATGGTCAGTAAGTGGCGCAGCAGATCCGGTCAATGATTACCTGGAAACATACGGCGTATATCAGGTTTTTGAAGATGGCGTCGAGGATTTGTCTGTAGATGTTTCAAGTATTCTTTCAGCCACTTTGGCTGGCGAGATACCAGATGCTGGGTTTAGAATCTCTTTTTCTGGCAGCCAAGAAACAGATGAATTTACTAGATTTGCTAAGCGATTTGGCTCAAGGCACGTAAACGATTTGGCATTGCAGCCTTCAATCGATGTGGCTTTTGATGATTCAATCATTGATGAAAGAAGTATTCTAGAATTTGGATTGACTTCTAGCATATTCTTATTCAATTATTCACAAGGTTCTTTAGCGAATTTTGTTCATAGTGGTCAGGAAGTTACTGGAACTGACAGTTTGATTTTGAGAATTGTTTCTGGTTCAGAGACGAAAACGATTACTTCTGCAACCTTGCATCAGGTATTTAATTCTCTAACTTCAAGCGTTCCCGTAGATTTCGTCAAAGGAAGTCCTGATAGAATTGTTAGAAGTAGTGGTTCTTGGATTAGTGAAGGTTATCTTGAGGATATGTTCCTTGTTATTAGTGGGACCACTAGCAATGACAAGGAAGTTAAGATTAGAAAAGTAAATGCTAAAACCCTTCAAGTTGGATTTGGCGATACTCTTGTTGCAGAAACTGGTGTTACTGCTTCATTTACTGGTTCAGTTTTGGTTGAACAATCATTGAGTGGAACGGATTTGGTTGTTTCTGGCGATTTCTTTGAAAAGGTATTCACTGGTTCTCAATATTCGATTAATAATAACTTTGTTGAAGGTGTTTATTTTGCGAATGTTTCTCTTGATTCTAATGAGAGCGCGATCCTTCAGACCAATGTCTCATTAGCTTCATCTGCTTCCTTCGATGAGATTTGGCAGTCACTAGATGGGACGAAAGGATTTTTCACCGCCTCAGCGCCTCTAGTATTTGTTGAGAAAGGTGGTTCCACCAATTCTGCGCTAGGTGCATTGCGGCGCTATGTCTCCTTTAGAAATATAAATAAGAGCTACAGAAGCACGGAAAAGGTAAGGTTCCTTGCTTTCGTTCAGGATCCGCTTGAAAGAGTTGTGGCGTCCAGACTTCCATTTGCAAGAGATAGTCTTGTGTTCAAGAACATGTATTGGCAAATTGTGGATGTAAATTCTGGTAAGATCATAATTCCATTTGAGACGGATAATAACGGAACCAGAATGTCCACTTCGCCAGATGGAATGTATTTTGATTTCTTTATGGAAGATTTAGATGTCGGAAGGGTTTACGGCATTGAAACAAGAATTGATTCTTTTGGTTCTTCCGAGATTTATACGTTTGAGGAAACTGGCGCAGTATTCAGAGTTGATCCATGACGCAAGATAGAACACTAAGATCTAATGTACCACGACTTTTTACGCCATCTGTTGTTAGGGGAATTACTGATTCTGGCAGACCGACAGGTCTTCTGACTTCAAATGATGTAGACGGTAGAAATATTGGTACAACGTCATCTTTCCGATACGATGCACCAGGCGCTCCATTACGCTCGACCCAGCAGCTTGCATTGGACTGGTCTAGGTTTGAAAATCATACATTCTTTAACTCTGCTCGTGTCAAGGTTCACCTTGCATTCGATGAAATAATCAATAGATACCCATTCGATGGAACAAGGCAGGAAATTGAACAATTTCTTGATGGATTAACTGGATTTGATAAATACATTTATGATCAATTTCCAAAAAATAAGGGATATCTTCTTTTTAGCGGTTCAGCCGATGGAGTTTCTGGTACTTTCATTCCGGTCAAAGATTTTGCTGGTTCAGAATTTCCAACTCTTTCTCGAAATGTAACTGGTCAAAATATTCTTGATCCTGGGCTCGGTTCATTGTCCTGGGAGATGCAGATCTTTTTACCAGAAGAGACAAATGACAATCAGGCTATTTGTCAAAAGATTAGTGGAACGAATCAGGGGGTTGGACTCTTCGTATCTTCAAGTGCGAGCACAGGAAGTGCAGATCTTGTTTTTTTGGCGACATCTGGTGCAGTCAAGCTTGAAACAACAACTTCCGTTGAAAAAGGCATTTTCAATCATGTTGTTGCAACATTTGACCGCCGCCCTGGTGTGAATCGATTGCAGCTTTATGTCAAC